CCATTTGAGGGTGAGGCTTTCCAGTTACCCCTAAAGCTCTCAGCTTAAAGAAATGTCTCCACTCCCGGAGGTTAGCTGTCATTACTAATTCAGTCTTTAAGCTATTGGGTAATACAGCCCTTGCCTCCTGAGGCTTGCTACCTACCCCTAACATAGCTATATAGGTATCCTCAGCCTCCTGACAAAGGTTAGCCCAGACCTTATAGAGTGTAGTACCTTTTTCAAGATACAGAGGCTCTATCACTGAAATACCCTCCCCTGAGTAATTACAGTACCGGGTACTTTCCTGAGCAAAAGAGGCTAACCTATGCCTTACTATCTCATGGGATACCCCTCTATCTACTGTAAACTTTACTGAGAAAGAATAGTGTTCTAACATAGCCTCATGACCATTTTTAATCAGGGCTCTTACCATTCTTTCCGCTGAGCCCTCTGTTATTTTGTCCTCTGACTTATAACAGACCCGGGCTATTCTCTCCAACTTCTTAAGGATCTCAGCCCCGTTCAGCTCATCTAATATCTCATAGCCAGCCTTAGTTATAATCATTTGTCTACCTCCTCATCCTCTATGAGTAGCTTAAAGAGCTCAGCAAGTTTCTCCTCCCCATAAGTCTCTATAAACTCATTCAGGTTTATGTTAAACAGCTCCTCTCCCTCAGGAGGTATACATCTACAGGCTGTATCCTCATACCGGGGCTTATCTTTTCTCTCAGCCTCAAGAGCTTCAATCTCAAAAGTGATAAACTCTTTCGCTTTCTTAAGATCCTGAATGATATCATCTTTTCTCCCGGCTCTGGCTATGTACTTAACCGCTGAGCCTAAATTAAAATTAAGCCCCCATTCCCGGATAACATCCTTAGGCTCAAACTTTGAAAAACAGTAATGATCTGGTTTATGTATCATATCTCCCATACTTACCTCCTATAAATTCACATCTGTAGAGATGTAATAGCTTGCTTTATTGTCCTTACACCAGCTCTTTATAGTCTCTGAGAGCTTCTTATCCCTTGTATACTCTAAGAGAAATCCTCCCAGCCCCTTACTGATTGCCTTTTTCAGCAAGCCTTTATAAAATGTGGTTTCCGCTTTCTTTTGGGTTCCAAACTTACCTTTACCTGAATAATCCTTGATAAGGCTGAATACCTCCTCCTGAGTATAGCCGCTAAGGTAATTGGTTAAGTTGACCTTTTTATCTATCGCATCATCTAACCACTCTGATCCCCCATTGATCATCACATAGCCTCCTATGTTCTTGATCTGTTTCAGGAGAGCTTTAGCGGCGGCATACATCTCTATAGATTTATACTCACTGTATACATCCAAATTATCCAGCCACCAACCATCAAAGCCCTTATTTTTCAGCTCCTTAGCCCGGGAGATCAAAAACTGTCTCCAGTTTGTTCTCCTCAGATCCATGTAATACTCTTTAGGCCAGTCCTCAAGCTGTTTCAATTTGTACTTTTTATACTTATCCCACCAGCTCCGATCCTTCTCAAGTGTGCCTATAGAAAGATAGGCTAAGAGTGTATAACCCTTAGCCTTAATAGCTTTAACCTGAGCCTCTGTGTAATCCTCTGGCTCCAGCACTTTCATACCCTCACCCTTTTTCAAGGTTTTGGCCTTAATCTTTGTTGATAGATAAACCCCATAATCCATGATTAAAACGGCTCCTCTCTATGCTCATCCAACACCTCAACAAATCCTTTTTCTATCCAGCTCAAGGGTACCCTACGCTCAAAGCCTTTTACTGGCTTTCCTATCTCCCTCTCTGGCCTGATATCAGCCGGGGTACATTCATACCCATGAGCCGTAAGTACAAAACAGCTACCCTCTGCAACCTCTCTAAACATGTCCTCCTCCGATAAAAATAAAACCTCCTCATCAGGATCCTCCTCCGGGAAATCAATATCACAGGCATCTCTCATACAACCTATACAGCCATCATAAGCCTCAGGAAACTCTACCTCTACAGGCTCCCCGGTTACTATCCCTTTAAGGTACTCTGTAGGTACCCCGGCTTTAATACCATTCTCCAGATATTTAGCCTTTACCGCCTGATCCATCAGGGTAGTAAACACACCTACCTTGATCTGAAATCTGTCCTCAGCCTTAAAAACATCCTCTAAACCCATCTCTTTACCTCCTACAGTCTCTTAATCATGATCAAGGATATTACCAGCACACTACAGAGCAATAACCATAATATCCTGTTTTCTATCCTCAACTTATCAAACTCTCTGATCAGCTCATCACAAATCATCTGATCCGCTGTGTAGATATCCATGCAATAATCAGAAAGCTCTTTTCCCAGCACTTTCTTAATTACCCTGTTTAAATGATACCTTACATGATATAACATTATTTCCGCTGGCTCCATCTTCTTTCCCACCTGTTGACCTCCTGTTTTCCTTTGGCACCATCAACACCCCTTTATCTGTAGGGCTTTCTTTAAGCACTACCTCATTTATCCCGGAGATTATTGGTAATATGATCTCTAACCTACCATTCTCCAGCTTTAAGCCGTGGGACATTTTCATATCATTCATCCCCCGGCTTTCTGTTAATGCTCTTGTCAGGAGTAAACCCATCCGGGTACCTTGCCCTGAGCTTATCAATGTTCATCTGAAAGATAGTCTCAAGATCATAACCGATACCCTGAGCCGCTGTAGCTAAGTACCAAGCCACATCCCCCAGCTCATGAGCTACTCTGTCCTTATCAAGCTCATGCCCCTGAAAGATATGCTTTTTAACCAGATCCATAACCTCCCCGGTTTCTCCACATAAGCCCATCACACCCTCAAGCAACAAATTGCCGCCAGAAACGGCGGCTATTGGTGATACTGTTCTCATAGCTTCTTTCTGATAATCATTAATCGTCATTCTCTAACCTCCTTAGCTGTAAAAACTCATGTGGTCTTATTAAGATAACCTCAGCTCTTTCCCCGTTCATGCTGTCCATCTGGATCACCTCACCGATATACCACACTTTACCGGCTACTCTTACCCGGTCTTTTACAGATAACATATAGCCGTTTCTTCTAACATACTCTGTAGCTTTTCTGAGCTTTCTCTCCCTAAACCTCCTTGTGATCCTATAAAGCCATCTGGCTATTACGTTCTCAACCGCCTCATAGAACATATCCAGCTTTTCTAAAATGCCTAAACATAATAATAAGATCCCTTCACCTATCATCTTTATTACCTCCTTGAGATGTATTAATGTTTTCATAGAGTAATAACGTAAAAGGGCTCAATATTTAGGCAACACGGAGAGGATTGTTAATGTTTCACAAAGGGCTTTTATATTTCCCCGGGGATTTTTTCCTTTAAAAAGGAATATTGCACAACAAAATTACTATTTTTTCCCTTTTAAGGCTTTCATTTCAGCCTTAATACTGTCAGCTACAGCAAAAATAGCTTTTCTGTCCTCATCTGTGAGGGAAACATTACTCTTAATATCCAGCTCAGGCACATCTCCCAAGAGCATCAGATCTAATTTAACTATCCTCTCAAAGTCCTGAATGTTCTTGATCTTTATCTTTCCATCTTTGTAATCCTTTACAAAAGTAGCTACCAGAGCCCTTATAATCTGCCTGTATTCCGCTTTAGCATCTATTACAGAGTTAGCCGTAGATCCCTGAGCCGTAGCGTCCTCAATCTCTCTTTGTACAATCCTATCAGCCCATTTAAACCGCCTACTCCATTCCCCTATAGTTCTGGAGCTCTTACCTACAGTATTAGCTACAGCCTCTAAGGATCTATTAGATCCCATGCCATAATAAAGATCAAAAGCTTGCTTTTGAGCCTCTGTTTCCTTCGTCCTCTTACCCCTTCTCACTATAGGCTCTGTCTCCTGAGCCTTTGTTTCCGGGCTTTTCCCTTCTGCCATCCACTCTCTAACCTCCTCTCTCCTCAGAGCCTTTCTCCTGTTTTTGAATGGTTTAGTTTCCCTTAGATTTGCTTAGGTTGAGCATACTAAATACTTATTTTTTAACAACTCTGAGATATTTTTTAATTTACAAAAATTACCTCCAAAGAGATGTTATCTATGTTACTCATAGGATGTTTTCTCTATAGAGGTAATTCTTTTACTCTTTTTTATTCTTTTAGTGTTTATTTATGGGGGTTTTTCTCTTTCCCCGGCCTTGCTGTTTTTTAGTTATTTCTTCATACTCATTTCCTCCTCACTTCATAATAGGAGAAAGTCTCTTTTTCCCCGGCCTTTGCTATTTTTCTAAAGGGAATTTAACTCCTATGAACATCTTTCCTATAGGCTGTACCGCTTTATCATCTATGTAGTAATCTGCATAGATCTTCCTTGTATCATTTCCCCAGTCTGCTATTTTCTCCGGGAGATTTGCATTTATAGCATCAAACTCTAAACCGTGGTACTTACACCAGCCTACAGCCTCATCAAGCCAGTGATCTACCCGGCATGTGTATAAGATTACTTTATGTCCCTGTTTCCTCAGCTCTTTTAATACCTCTATGAGGATAAAATTAGGGTTCCCTATTTCCGGGAATTTATTGGCACACAAAGTACCATCAAAATCTACAGCATAGATCTTATAATTTCTGTTGCTCATCTGCTTTCCTCCTGTTCCGGAGCTCCTCTAACCAAGTAATGAGATATTTACATTCCTCTGAAAGCTCTTTATACCGTTGAGCATCCCTTTCACACCAGAGGCTCCTACTCTTGTCCTCTAAATCTCTTGCCTTTTGCTTATAATGTTTTATAGCCACATCCAAGCTCATCATATCAGATACCTCTCTTTAAGAGCCATGTAACAAAGCCCTCTCCCGGCTCAGCCTCTACATACTCATTATACCTATTACTCAACATGATAAGCTCATCCTGAGTGATCCTTACTGAGTTACTCCCAAACCTGAGCATAGGTAGAGTAGTTTTAGCCTCTTTGATCTCTGGCTCCTCTATATCCGGGATATCTGTATCTAAATCTGTTAACAGGGCTGTTAGATCTACAGCCGTAAACCCGGCAAGTGATACATCTATATCCTCAGCTATGAGGCTCTCAAGCTCTTTCTTGAGCTTATCCTCATCCCAGATTGAAAACTCACCTATCTTATTATCCATGATCCTATAGAGCTTTTTCTGAGCCTCTGTTAGATCATCAAACATGATATAGCTTACTTTCTCAAGCCCCAGCTCTACAGCGGCCTCTCTCCGGGAATGACCAGCTAATATTACATAGTCCTCATCTACCAGAATAGGATTGATAAAGCCTACAGCCTGTATCCCCTCTTTAAGTTTCTCAATAGTAAGCCTGTTATCCCGGGGATTATTCTCATAAGGTACCAACTCTGTAGGATCTATATACCTTAGCTCTTTCTCAGAAATATCAATATTCATTCTCATTTCCTCCTCACTTCATAATTATTGTATTATTGTTCAACTGCCTCTATTTACTTGTGCATATAATCAGTGTTTTGTTTCCCTATCTACCATAAACTAAAGATAAGTAATCAAGATCAGCTCTACCAAGGCCGCTAATTGGTACCTCTTTTCTTCTCCGTCTTACTTCCTGATCCGGGGTTAGGTATGGATATTTTTCTTTTCTTTTCTTTTTTCCTTTTGCCGTATAATATGGATCGTTTTCTCTTAACCACTTGTCTGCCTGATCTTCTTCTCTTTTCCTGATCATAACTCTTTACAACCCCCTCTCCCTCAAGGTAGATACATATTTTCCTTAAACCTCTGGC